GGATTGAAATCCAGAGACCTAGAAGGAATAGAAGGTCTAGATTTAGAGAAAATAAACGTAGTTAGCTCTTACAGAGAGGATGACAGTGAAGGCAATTTGGTACAAAGCAAAATCCTTAGCGGAGAAGAATGGCTCAGTTTTGCTGAGAATTTTATACATAATGACCCTGGATGTGTTGTTGTTCTTGATTCTATTTCTCAGCTTGTAACTGAACGTCAACTTCAGGCAGACATTGGCGACGTAACCGGCGACGGAGGCTTTAGATTGCTGTCTCAATTCATCGGCAGAATAGCTCCGGTTGTTGTTGTAAATAAATGTATTGTTATTGGTATACAACACTTAATTGCAAACACTAGAGCAAGGCCAGGACAAAAGACTAAAAGCAGGAGCGGTGGACGTAAGATTAGATATGCAGTTGATGTAGACCTTGAATGCACATATATACAACCCTGGAAAGCATCGTCTGCCGATGACGCAGAACAGATAGGGCAAAGAGTAAACTGGATTACACGCTCTACGGCTAGACCAATACCGCCAGGAAGAAAGATTGAGTCTTTGCTTAGATATGGCGTTGGACTGGATAGGATTGCGGAATTGATTAGCTTAGGAAAAAGCCTTGGCTTCATAAGGGTCTCTGGCTCCTGGTATGTTTTAGACTATATGCAGAACCACCTGGATGTTTTAGGTGTGGATGAATGGGCTGTGGACAAGAAAGGAAAGCTAACACCAGAAATGTCAAAGCTCGTACAGGCTCAAGGAGAACACAAAGCTCACGACTTGCTTAAAGCTAATCCAGCTTATTTGGACTGTTTACAAAAAGATATATATGACATGCTTGGGATGAGTGAATGAAGGTAGTAGACTTTAACGGAAGAGAACATAACTTTCCACCAACAGGCCACCAGCCTGATTTGGACGATGGCCGAAAGAGAAGCGAGATACACTTACACGCCAGAAGATTGCTCAGAGAACTCTATCCAACCCAAAGAATACTAGAAGAAGTGCCTCTGCCAGGGACACAGCAATACGCAGACTTTTACCTCCCCCACAGGAAAGCTGTTGTTGAAGTCCACGGCAGACAGCACTATGAGTTCGTTGCCCACTTTCATGAGGACAGATGGGGCTTTGCCAAGTCAAAGCAAAATGACTCTAAGAAAGAGGGTTGGTGCGACATGAATAATATTAAATATATAGTTTTACCATATAATAAGGTTAATGATTGGGATGACATCATATCAGAGTCTTGATGAGAGGTGGGAACAAGTAGAGAAAGCCCTAAAGCAGTTTGAGGTTGCTGTAGGGCTTGGTTCTTTAGGCCCCACAGAAGTTAATAGATGGATAAATATAAAACCGATGTTGCTAAACAAGCTTTCGGAACAGGAATGCGCTGAAGGAGCATACTTACTTGTGCAGGAGGCGACGTTTGTGCAATCTCAGATTAATGTCTTACAATCAAAGATAGATTGGTGCAACAGAAAAATAAATCAAATAATAGCGCCAATAATCAAAAATCAAATCACACGATATATGGAGAACGAACTAAAGAGAGCTTATGCGGTAAAGCAAGATGATGTTGCGGAAAGGTTACAGCAAATAGCAGACGAAGCATCTAGTTATCACTCACGGCTACAATACCTACCCACCTCCTTAAGAGCGCAGGCTGATAAGCTAACCAAATATCAAGAGATAAAGAGAGGTCAAAACTATGCCTGATTTCACAGAAATACTAAAAATAGCCGTCGAAGAACAAGATTGGAAGATAATCTGTGGCTTATACACAAACATTACCGGAGAGCCCCTATCTGTCCCAGATGCCGAGACCGAGCCTGCTGAAGAGGAAGCAGAGGAAGAGGACATCCTATCTAAAAACTTTGATATGGAAGAGATACTGGGAGAAAAACCAACAGAAGAAACAGCGGTTGACAATCACAGGGAGTCTATGTATAATGATTTCACTGCTCCGCCAAGAACACAGAATACAGACACGACTGGCAGGAGAATGAGGTCTGAGCCCGTAGGTTCAAGGCCATTAAAAAACGTTGTTGGGGTCAGCGAAGAGGGTTTTGTTGACGATATGAGCGAGTCTCTTACTGACCCAGAGACAGGAGAACCCTTGACGGGAAATAACAAGAACGTCAAGATAACACCGAGAAACAGGCGAAAAGAATTGGGAATGAAAGACACATCTCTTATTGACGCAACTTGCTCTTCTTGCGGTGAAAATCAAAAGATATCTCCCGCCCTAGCATTTGGATACTCGAAGCGTAAATCCGAAAACACTTGGACCTGCAATACGTGCAGCACACGAAAGGGGCGTCGTGCCAGAGGTTGAGCAAGATAACAGAAACGTTGCTGCGGAAAGAGCGGTTCTTGCGGGCCTTTATTCTTACGGGGTCGATGCGTATTTGGACATAGCTCCAATGCTATCGCCCATGTCTTTTACAGACAGGTCTAATCAGGCCATCTATAAGTGCTTCTCACACCTCTTTGAAGAAAAGGATGTAAAGCAACTAGATGAGTCTTCCGTATTTTCTGCGGCCAAAGACTTAGGATATAGCTGGCTTGTAGAGCAAAAGGACGAGATAAACCACCTAAACAGCATCTTCAACACTCACATCTTACTAGAGAATGTAAGGAACTTCGCTGCTAAAATAAGCAGGCTTGAGGTGGCTAGGATGCTTCGTCAGCAAATGAAAGAGGCTGATTCATCCCTCACAGAAGTAGGAGGAGATGAGCCAATAGAGCATATTCTTGGTATAGCAGAGAAGTGTATCTTTGACTTTACAAGCAAGCTAACTAACGCTTCTGGAACCGACCCCCAAAGATTGGCTACTGGAATGAGAGAGCATATCATGGATAAGCTCGATAATCCCAGGGACGTTATCGGACTGCCTACTCCTTGGCCTACATACAATGAAGCTATTGGTGGAGGATGCAGGAGAAAAGCCGTTAGCATGATAGGTGCAAGAAGCGGCGTGGGAAAGAGTATGCTTTCTGACAATCTGGCTAAACACTTAGCAGAGCTTGATGTTCCGGTTCTTTACCTTGATACAGAAATGAGCGACGAAGACCATTGGTATCGTCTTGGAGCAAATTACGCAGACGTAACAATTAACGACCTAGAGAGCGGCAAGTGTGGGGAAAACTTCTCTGAGAGAAAAAGGATTGAGGAGGCTCTAGACAAAATCGAAAAGCTCCCCATTGACTATATCAATGTGTCTGGAATACCGTTTGAGGAAACCCTTTCGATAATGAGAAGATGGATACACAAGACTGTTGGCTTTGAGGACGATGGCCGCACCAAAGACTGTATGATTATTTATGATTACGTGAAGCTGACTAACGGAGAGGACTTGAAGGCTGGTGTTCAGGAGTATCAAGTTCTTGGATTCATGATGACCTCTCTTCACAACCTAGCCGTAAGAAACGACGTTCCCATATTCACCATGATTCAACTAAATCGTGACGGTATTGACAAGGAGACGGCTGACGTTGTTGCTGGCTCTGATAGAGTAATGTGGCTGACCACTAACTTCTCTATTTTTAAACCTAAGAGTGATGAGGAAATTCAGGCATCTGACCCAGAAGACGGAACACACAAACTGGTTATCATTAAGCACAGGCACGGACCAGGAATGAGCAGAGGAGATTACATCAACATGAAGATGGAAGGTGCTAAAGCTCGCATAGAAGAGGGGAAAACAAAGCTGAAACTAAAGAGAGAGCGAGAACAAGGCATAAACCCACAGCCAGAAAACGTTTCGGATGAAATAGACGACATTCCTTTTGGTGAATCGCATGATAGATAAAAACGACCCTTATTTTGACTATGACCTAATAGAAGAAATAAAGGACATGGCGTGCGCCAGTATAGACGAACTAATGACCTATCTTGGCGTAGATTATAGAAGGAACGGTAAAATGCTTGTGGGTCCATGCCCTGTGCATGGTGGCGATAATCTTAGCGCGTGGAACTTATACCCAGAAGGAGACGATGTTAGAGGGTATTGGGTTTGCAGAACTCATCACTGCGAAAAAAAGAAATCAGAAAACGACCGACTTCTATACGGCTCAACAATCATAGGTTTTGTTAGAGGTGTTCTTTCCCACCGAAAAGGAGAGGGTGAGTTTGTAACATACAAAGAAGCAATAGACGCTATGCTAGACTTCCTTGGCTACGAGTCAATTAAAGAAGTAAAGAAACCCGATTCGGCTTCGCTTGAAAGAAGAAAGTATGTATCTTCCATGAAAAAGCTAAGTCTAGCCCCAAAGCAGGCGAATAGCGGCTGGAGCAGGGAGAAGCTCCGGTCCACGCTTGAAATACCATGCAATTACTACCTGCAAAGAGGATACTCGAAAGAGGTGCTTGACAAGTATGATGTCGGATTGTATAATAAACGTAACAGGGTTGTTGTGCCTGTATATGATGACGCTTACAAATACGTAACCGGTTTCTTAGGAAGGTCTATATGGCCTCAATGTGAGTCTTGTGGAAAATGGCATGACCCAGAAAAGGGCTGTCCCAAAACAAGCTACGAAGTAAAAGAGTGTGAAAAGTGGTTAAATGGTGATTTTAAGTCTACAAATTACCTTTACAACTACTGGTTTGCAGCAGAAAAAATCAAAGATAGCGGGGTTGCTATTTTAGTAGAAGGAGCAGGAGATGTTTGGAGGCTTGAAGAAAACGGCATACATATTGGTCTAGGCCTTTTTGGCACCGACCTAACAGACCCACAAAGAGTTCTCTTAGATAGGGCTGGAGCATTATCACTAATTGTTCTGCTAGACCCAGACAAAGCTGGAAGAGAGGGGTGCGAAAAACTTAAATCACAGCTAGGAAGGCAGTATAGAATGTACTTCCCCAAAATTAACGACGACGTTGGAGGATTAAACTCCGACGAGATTACATCAGAAATAAAACCGATAATAGAAAGGGCTATCTAGTGTCTAGTATAGTTGCAATTTCAGGTAAAAAACAATCTGGTAAAACCAGTTGTGGGAATTTTTTGTTCGGCTCTGCAATGCTCTCTATAGACTTGGTGGAATACGCACACATAAGCCCACAGGGACAGCTTATCGTTCCATTCGACTTTGGAGACGAGACTAGGCCTTCTATCTTCCCGATTGACAGCATGAATCAGGCAATGATTAATTTTATGTCAGAAAATATTTGGTCAGAAGTTAAAGTCTATAGCTTTGCAGATAATCTTAAGCGAATCTGTATAGATGTTCTCGGCCTAACTGAACAGCAGTGCTACGGAACGGAAGAAGAAAAAAGCTCTCTCATCCACATTAACTTACAAGACTGTGTTTTTGATACAATGAGAAGTCGAAAAATGACTGCCAGAGAGGTCATGCAGTATGTTGGCACAGACTTCTTCAGGAGAATATACCCTCAAGTGTGGGTTGACTCTACAATCAGAAAAATCAAGAGAGAAAAGCCTAAGTTGGCTATTATTGTTGACTGTAGGTTTGAAAATGAAGTGAAAGGCATACAAGACGCTGGAGGAAAAGTAATAAGACTTACAAGGAATATTTTTGGAGATAGCGACCAACACCCAAGCGAAACAGCTTTGGATGACTACGAGGGCTTTGACTTTGTTCTGGATAACCAAAAAATGTCCCTACAGGAACAAAACGAAGCCGTTTACAACAAATTGGTTGATTGGAATTTCGTTGACTACAAAGCAGTAGCAACGCCATTAAAATGATTATAACCTACTTTAGAAGCAGTTCATTTAATGCCTATGGCATGTGTCCTCAGCAATACTTTCTTACGTATGTTCTAGGGATACCGTCTCCAGGTGGGAAGAAAGCAGAGAAAGGGACGGTTGTACATAAAGTGATGGAATGTTTGGCTCACGGCAAAAAAGCGGAGCAAGATGGAATTGCTACATTTTTTGACGATGTTCTAGGGGCAAAGCCCACAAACAGACTTTATGAGGATGCATTTGTCAACGAACTCAGCAGAGAGTCTTTCGATTATTATACACAAAAATCTGTACACGATTTCACAAACAGGGATTATAAAGATTGTGAGAAATGGGCTTGGAAAGCTATTGAATATTCCGATGGGGCTTACGACCCAAGGAAAAGAAAGATTGTTGATGCTGAACCACACTTTGACATCACAATTGATGAGCCTTGGGCTGAATACGATTACATCATGCCAGATGGTTCAAGGGTACATGGCAACCTTTCTATAAAGGGCACAGTTGACCTTATCACTGATGCTGGCAATGGTGTGTATGAAGCAACCGATTGGAAGACAGGCATGAGAAAAGATTGGGCAACCGGAGAAATAAAAGACTTTTGGAAGTTGTGCGGCGACCCTCAACTAAGAATATATCACTACGCCTTAACGCATCTATATCCAGAGGCTCGACAAATAGTTCCTAGCATCTATTTCATCAATGATGGCGGGCCTTTCACCATGGCTTATGACCAATCAGACATAGAAGCTACAAAAGAAATGCTTAGAAAAAGATTTGAACAAATCAGAGAGGTTAAAAGACCACAGCTACTCACAGGATACAATCGGTGGAAATGCAACAGCTTTTGCCACTACGGTAAAACGCCTCATCCATCTGGTAAAATAAACCCAAAAACAGGAGAGCCATACACGATATGTCAGTACATGGCGGACAAAACCAGGAAATGTGGTATTGACACAGTTATAGCCGAAGACACTCATGAAGGACATACAATAGATTATTATAAAGACCCAGGTGTATAAATGAACATAAAAAGAAATCATATTTATCTAGTCACTGGAGCAAGCGGCTTTTTAGGTGAATCTCTTGTCGGAGAAATACTTTCTAGGGGCGGCCGCGTCAGGGCAATGTCAAGAAACGAAGGTAAGCTAATAGAGCTTCAACAAAAATTCAATTCAGACATACATATTGTAACTGGAGATGTTTGCAATAAAGTAGATGTTGTCCAATCGTTGAGTGGCGTTATGGGTGTGTTTCATTTGGCCGCATTTAAGCATGTTGGAATGGCCGAACGTCTTCCGAATGAATGCACAAGAACTAACGTAACGGGCTCTTTAAATATACTGCACGAAACACTTACCAGGAAAGAAATTGATTTTGTTATTGGTATTAGCACTGACAAGGCCGCTCAAGTTTCTGGCGTTTACGGAGCAACCAAGCTCTTGATGGAAAGGGTATTTTCTCAATTTGAAAAAATAAACCCATCTATTAAATACAGAATAGTAAGATATGGAAATGTTCTATATTCTACTGGCTCTGTTTTGTGCAAGTGGAAATCACTATTACAAAAAGGAATGTCGGTGACAATAACGGACCCAAACGCCACCAGATTTTTTTGGACTAGGGAACAGGCTGTTGATTTAATATTTCAATGCTTAAGAGACGCAAAGGATTCTAAGCCTTTCGTCCCAGATATGAAGGCCATGACTATTGGAGACCTCCTCCTTGCAATGCACAAAAAATACTCTCCTAAAGGGGCAAAGCTACAAACAAACGCCATCGGATTGCAGCCAGGAGAAAATTTGCACGAAAAAATTATTGATGATGGCCCTTATTCAAATGAAGTTGAGATGTTCACAGTAGAAGAAATAATGGAGATGATTTAATGAAAGTAGCCGGATTCTGCTCTGGACATGACTGTGCATATGCAATACTAAAGGACGGAATACCAGTATTGCACAACGAGCTAGAAAGATTTACCAGAGAGAAGGAACCTCTTGGAGATTCCATTGGGTTTATGTTTGACAGCTATGAAGAACACAGCGACATAAAACACTTTGCTCATTGCTTCGACACATACAACGGAGGCATTGAGAAAAGATATCCAGAAACTCTAAGCAAAATGATGTCCATAGCTAACCAAAATGGTGGCGATTATTTTATACCAGGACATCACGAATCACATGCAGCAAATGCCTTTTTCTCTAGCAATTTCGACGAAGCGTTGATAGTAAGTATTGATGGTGGAGGAAGGGATTACGGCATCGACAAAGAAGAGGTTATAGCAACCTTCACTGCATGGGAAGGAACAGGGACAAAAGTAAATAAAATACAAATACTTCCTGGAAATGTAGTGAACATTGGCGTGTCTTGGACGGAGTGTACAAAACAGATATTTGGTCTTTCTGGCGGTTATCCAAAAGGAAATCAGGCTGGAACTGTAATGGCTATGGCTTGCATGGGAGACGCAAACAAATACTGGAAACACTTTTATGACAGCGGGCTTAGAGATTATAAGGGTATAAACTTTAAAGCATTAAGACAACAAGCGTTGAAAGGCGAACAAGAAATGTTTGACATCGCCGCCGGACTCCAAAGGGCAACAGAGAAAATTACAAAAAGTATTTTAGACACTTATGTCGAAAGATACCCTTATAAAAATCTATGTTTATCAGGCGGAGTTGTTCTTAATTCTGTAATGGTCGGCAAAATGTATGACTGGTATCCACAAATAGAAAATATATATGTATGCCCAGTACCCTATGATGCTGGATTAGCTATAGGAGCAGCACAATATGTTTACCACCACGTATTAGGAAACCCGAGGATTGACTGGCAGGATAATGCATCCCCATATCTTGGCAAAAAGTATTCTAGACAACATATACTTTCAGCTATTCAGTCGTCTGGATTTCATTGCGAAGACAGCTTTTCTAACGATGATGCAGCTAAGTTACTGTCAAAGGATGACAATATCATATCGGTTTTTGCTGGCGGCTCCGAGTCTGGAAGAAGAGCTCTAGGAAACAGAAGTATTCTAGCGGACCCTAGAAGCCCAAACATGAAAGACATCATAAATGAAAAAGTTAAGCACAGACAATGGTTTAGGCCTTTCGCTCCATCTGTTCTTAGAGAAGATGTTTCTGATTGGTTTGAAAAAGACGTTGATTGCCCGTACATGACAGCCGTTATAAAATTCAAAAAGTCTGTTGTTGAAAAAGTTCCTGCGGTTGTGCATTTGGATGGCACTGGTAGACTACAAACGGTTACAGAAAAAGACAATCCATGGTACTATAACTTTATTAAAAAATTCAAAGAGTATAGCGGGGTTCCTATAGTCCTGAATACCAGTTTTAATGACAGGGAGCCTATAGTTGAAACACCAGAGCATGCAATAGCCTGTTTTGCACAAACAGACATTGACTATCTTTACTTTGCGGACGAGGAGTTGTTAGTAAGAAAATGATAACTATGCTAATAGGCACTTGCGATTCTTATTGTTTTTTATGGGAAAACTTTGCTTTGCTATGCAATGCTAACTGGTCTGTGGAATCTAAAAAGATATTTGTCTCTGAAACCAAACGCGCTGAAATTGATGGGTACGACACTCATCTGCCAGGGAAGATTTGCTGGACAAACAGGATTATAAGCGCTTTAGAAGAAGTTAAAACAGATTATGTGTTCTTTGTTCTTGAGGATTATTTTTTAACAGAGCATATAACACAAGAAGAAATAGATTTATACATAGAATTTATGGAAGAAAAAAAAGCAAACAAAATAATGATAGAGCCGCTTTCTTACCTAATGAAATATAACATGAAAAATCACAACAAGTTCAAGGGCAGGTTTGTTTATAAGGTTGAAGATTATAGCGATTTTATTTCTTCTATTCAGCCTTCACTCTGGAGAAAAGACTATCTTTTACAACTATTGAAACCCGAATGGTCTCCTTGGGACTTTGAGTGTACCGGAACAGATTTAATTAAGGGCAAAGACAATAGGGTATATAACATATCCGGACCTAGAGGCATGAGAACAGAAAAGATATACTGGAATGCCATAATAAACCCCAAGATAGCGGAGACTCTGTATCCCGAGCATCTAGAAAAAGAGAAGCAAAAAAGAGAAGGCCAACCTATCTCTGGCAATATAATTAGCCCTGGATGGCCTGATATAAAAAAACGATTTAACCTAAAAGACATGGGAGGATTTTATAAATGAATAACAGAATACTTGACAACTACAATAACTCTGATATATTCTATATACAAATCACGTTTTACGCTAATTACACCGAAGAGGATGTTTGGACTTACTATGGCTAATATACTAATACTTGGAGCGGGTGGCATTGGACTCCCAATCGCGTCGGCCCTAAAGCACGAAGAATACAATCTTGTTCTGTCTGATTGCTCTCAAGACGCTATTGATAAAGCTAAGGATTATTTCGGTAGAACTAATTTTGACAGTCAATGCTTGCTTGACTTTCATGTTGGCGAAGCAGCGGATTATCTGGATAAGAATAAATTAGAATTTGACATAGTAGTATCAGCTTTGCCATACTACATGAACAAAGAAATAGCATTCGCGTGTGTTAGCGCTGGCGTATCTTACGTTGACCTTGGCGGGCATGTAGAGACAACCAATTATATTCGCAAGATTGCTGAGGAAGATGGCTACGCTCCAGTAGCTAGCGACCAAGGATTAGCTCCAGGTTTAGTTAATATCTGTGCCGAAGAGGCTTTTGAAGCTGTTAAGGAAAACAAATACCGTAGTGCAAAAATTAAGATGGCCGTAGGCGGTCTTCCAGAGAATAGAGGCCTGAACCCACTAGACTATATTGTTACTTGGTCTATTGACGGGTTGATTAATGAATATAAGGGAGAAGCAGAAGTTCTCTTGGGAGCAGAAAAGAAGAACGTACCCACGCTCACTGGCCTAGAAACTATGACTGTTGACGGAGATGAGTTAGAAGCGTTTTACACAGCCGGTGGAAGTTCTCACACAATTCAATCCATGTTTAACCAAACTTCCCGTCCAATACCTGACGTTACATACAAGACGTTGCGATACCCAGGACATATGAATATGGTGAAGTGGCTCATGGAAGAGATTGAGATGGACCACATTGATTTGACACATCTGTTTAAGTACGGCTGTGCGGCGTTAGACGAAAAGGATATTGTGAAGTTCTATGTCGAGGCTACTAATGGGAACTTGTCTTACAAAAGAGAACACACATTCTATGCAAGCGAAGAGTTCTCTGCTATGCAGCGTTCAACCGCATACAGCGCAGCAGCGGCGATTCAGACAATGTATATAAATAGGCCGATACCAGCCCGCTCTTTTGCCCTGGACTATTCATACTTCTGTAACGATTTGTTTCATGAGCGTTTCAGAGACGCTTTAAACAGAGACCGCCCAGAGAAAGAGAAAGAGTGGGTGGTCTGATGACATTTTTCCCACTTCATGTTCACAGTCACGACAGTCTTCTTGATGGCCTTAGTAAGCCTAAAGATATTGCCAAGAGATGCAAAGAACTTGGTTTAAAAGGGTGCGCTTTAACTGACCACGGTGTTCTCTCTGGCGCAGTCAGCTTCGTAGAAGCCATGAAGTCTGCCGGACTAAAACCTATACTTGGATGCGAGTTCTATATCTGTGAGGGCGACCCTACTGACAAGGAGAATAGGACTCGCTCCAACACACACCTTGTAGTCCTTGCCAAGAACAAACAGGGGTGGCAAGACCTTATCGCTGCAACCTCTCAGTCCAATCACCCAGACTATTTCTATTATGCCCCAAGACTAGACTTAGCTACACTCAAGAAGTTCTGCACAGGCAACTGGATTGCGTTTAGCGGACACATGGGTTCACACCTAGCTAACGAAATGTTCATAGACCACAAAGAAGCGTACTCTGCGCAAAGCTACGACGAAGCAACTAGGATGGTTGACAAAGACTGGGTAAACAAGGTCTCTGCTAAAGCTAAAGAGCTTGAGGATATTTTTGGTAAAGGAAACTTCTTTCTAGAAATACAACTAATAGACGTAGACAATCTACCCGCTTCTGGCGTGGTCGCAAAAGGACTTAGATACCTAAGTAAGAAAATCGACATTCCGTGTGTAGCAACGCCAGACGCCCACTATGCTTATCCAGAGGATGCAGATGACCAAAGGGTTCTTTTGTCTAACCACCCAAGCATAGACACACCGCTCAAGGACATCTACAAGAAGATGGTTTCAGGAGACGATATAAGCCTTGGAGCTTTCTTTAAGTCCAGAAACTATTACATTCCTGGTCATGACGAAATGATGAAACTTCACACAGAAGAAGAGGTTGAAAATGCAGACAAGATTGCTGATATGTGCGAAGACTACACAATCACCGGAAAGCCAATGCCGCCTAGATTTCCATTGCCAGAAAAAGTAACAGCAATTGAAAGGCTAAGAGAAAGGTGTCGTGAGGGCTGGCAAAAAAGATGGCCCGCCATTAAAAGCGTGATAGATAGCAGCGACCACACAAAAGAAGAGTACGCTGAAAGATTTGAGATGGAAATATCTGTTTTGGAGAACGCAAAGCTAGCAGACTACTTCTTAATTGTTGATGACATTATCCATTGGGCCAGGAAGGACGGCCAGCTTACAGGCGCCGGTAGAGGCTCCGCTGATGGTTCTCTAATACTATATCTTTTAGAGGTTGGCCATATAGACCCAATCAAACACGATTTAATGTTCGAGCGATTTTACAACGCCGGACGAAATACAGCAGACAGAGTGTCACTTCCTGATGTGGATATGGACTTCGAGAAGCTTGGTCGTGAGCGTATAATTGGCTATATAAACGACAGGTTTGGCGAAGATAGGGTTTCTCAAATGATTACGTTCAGCAAGATGCAAGGACGTTCTGTATTGCAAGACGTAATGAGGGCGCACAGTGCGTGTAGCCCAGAAGAAAGAAACAGAATCACAAAGAACATACCTGATGAAGCAGACATTTCTGACCAACTTGAAGATATGCGTCAAGCAGACAAAGACTCTGGGGGAGATGGTAGCGCTAGCATTATTCAGTGGGCTTTGGAGAACAGAGAAGAGGACTTGAAACAGTGGTGCTATATTGGCGAAAACGGAAACCTGCAAGGGCCAATGTCAAAGATATTTGAGCAATCAATACGCATGGAGGGAACAAAGCGCTCTAGAAGTAAGCATGCCGCTGGAATTGTGATTGCCAACGAACCTCTTGCGAAGATTTGCCCTATGGTGCATGATAAAAGCACTGGCGAAAGCATTGCCGGAATGGAAATGAATGACCTTGAATCTATGGGTCATATCAAGTTTGACATTCTTGGAATCGCAATTCTTGATAAGATACATGGAGTGCAAGACCTATTATCTTCGGGAGAATTCGGTGATTGAACTAGAGCAATTAAGGAAGGAATACTCTTCCTGTGAAATATGCTCTCTGTGCCCAAGCAAGACCGGCATAAATGGAGTAGTAAAATCCAGCGGACCCGCATCGTCTCTAGCTATAGTCGGAGAAGCTCCTGGTGCTGACGAAGATGCTGCTGGAGAGCCCTTTGTAGGAAGGGCTGGAAAAATGCTTGACAAACTTCTAGAAGGGGCTAAAATAAAGAGGCATCAGGCGTTTATTACGAACTCTGTAAAATGTAGACCAACACAAAATCAAGGAAAAAAGAACAGAGCCCCAACGCCAGAAGAATGTCAGTCTTGTAGGCCGTGGCTTTATAAAGAGATTGGATTGATTAAGCCAAAGGTTGTAGTTACTTTAGGTAAAGTGTCAACTGAATCAGTTTTACCGCTTCCAAAAAATTTTACACTCGGGGATTACGTAAACAAGCCACATGAAGCGAAAATTGGCGATAATACATATACAGTCGTTCCTTGTTGGCATCCTTCCTATTTGATGCAGCACGGAAGAAATAAGTTTAACGAAGCGGTAGATTGTTTTAAGCTAGCAAAGAAATTGGTATTGAAATGAATTATAATTCTATATGCTGTTACGATTACGAAACGGGTTCTCCTAATCCCTCTACATGCTCTATTATACAGATAGCGGCAGAGATGATACATGGAAGAAATCTTAACGTGGTAGACAAGTTCTCCGCATATGTTAGACCTGATTGGGATGACACGGAATCTACAACTGACGAAACAATAGACTGGCATTGCAGAAACAAGGGCGTCTCAAAAAAGAAGTTTGTGGATATGTTAAATGAATGCCCTCCAATCAATATCGTATGGAAAAACTTCTCGTCATGGGTAGACAAATACAATTGGGGAAAAACAAATAAGACTGGGTTTCATGCGCCCGTCTCTGCTGGATATAACATACTTGGATTCGATAACCCCATAACGGATAGGCATTGCAAATTATTTGGGCCAACTGAAAAAGACAGGCGAAATGGGGCAGAAAAGCCAAGGGTATTTAATCAGATATACAGCTTTGATTTAATGCAGCATGTCTGGTATTGGTTTGAAAATAACAGCGAGCTTAAGAACCAAAAGCTAACAACCGTCTTAGAGTACATGGGGGTTCCAGAAGAAGTTACCGCAAATGCTCATGACGCAGAGTTTGACGTTGAGTGGACATCTAAGGTTATCATAAAGCTGATGAAGACATCTAGATGGATGACTGGGTGGAATGAACAAAATCAGAAAAGAAGGCTTGAATTTGCTAATGCCTTTGCACAGGAGTTTAAATGAGTAAAGTTAGATGGCCGTGTGGATGTGAGCTTCCAGTAAAGAGTTGCTCTGACACACCAATGGTGATTAACGTGCAGTTCGGAGACACTCTGCCCAAAGGTATTGAGCTAGATGTTTACAACATAAATCTTAATTGCGAAGCTACATGGGACATGATATGTAGCGGTAGAACCAAGGGTGTATTTCAGCTAGAAAGCGCGTTGGGTCGTCAGTGGGCAAAAAAACTTGAGCCAAGAAACATACAAGAGCTTGGAGCATTGGGCGCGCTAATTAGGCCTGGATGCCTTCGTGCAATGAGCGGCAGCCCTCCCAAGAGTATGACTCAAAGATATTGTGACAGGAAGCATGGGGTTGAAGAGGTGGTTTATCCTCATGAATCTTTAGAGCCAATACTTAAAAACACTCAGGGCGTTCTAACATTTCAAGAACAAGCCATGAAGATAGCTGTAGTTCTCGCCGGTTTCAATGAGCAGCAAGCTGATATTCTTCGCAAGGCCATCGGAAAAAAGAAGGCCGACGTTATGCTTGAAGTTAAGAAGTCGTTTCTTGAGGGCGCTGAAAAGACCGGCATTGTTTCTCGGGAGCTAGCTGAAGAAATTTTTGGGTGGATTCAAGAATCTCAAAGATACTCTTTTAACAAAAGCCATGCGGACGCCTACGCTCTTAATGGGTACTGGAGCGCTTTTTGCAAGACACATATGCCGCTCGAGTTCTATTGCTCTTGGCTTAGAGGCGCTTCGTGGAAAGGTGCGAAGCAATACGAAGAAATATATGACCTTGTAAATGACGCGAAGTTAAACAACATAGATGTTTTACCACCAACACTGGCAGATAAACGCAATACTTTCTACATTAAAGACAAAAAGGTTTACTTTGGTCTTTCCAGCATTAGGGGTATAGGCTCTGCCGTAATTCAGAAGATGATAGACAAGCTCGCTGATGTTGAGAAAAATTTAGGCAGAGGTATCGGAGCTTGGATGTGGATGGAATATCTTAAATACGGGACTGAGTGTGTATCATCCAACGTAACCGAAGCAATGATAAAGGCCGGAGCTCTGGATTTTATGGACCGCTCACGAAATGAAATGTTGTACCAATACTCCATATGGTCACAGCTTAGCCCTACGGAAAAGAAGTGGATTGTAAGTGAATACAAAGGAAACAGCCTTATGGAGGCTCTAAAAGAATGTCAGCCAAAAAGAGTTATGAAAAACAAACAACAAATTGCTGGAGGCGGGTGTGTAAACGACAAGAGGTCCGAGTTTGTAGGAGACCTAATCACTTCCCTTAAAAATCCTCCACATAAACTAGAAGATTCTATGGACTGGATTGCTTGGAATGAGCAAAAAACTCTAGGCGCGCCTATCACTTGCAGCAGGGTTGACGCTGTTGAAAGAGGCATAGAAGCAAACTGCACTTGCAAAGAATATATAACCACTAAAAGAAAAGACTATATGAAGTTTGCCGTTGAGATTACCAAGGTTAAAGTTGTAAAAACAAAGAGCGGAAAAAACCCTGGTCAAGAAATGGCTTTTCTTACGGTTGAAGATAATAGCTGCTCTCTTGACGATGTTGTTTGCTTTCCCGATAAGTTCCAGGAATGTAGGGATGCTATTTACGAAGGTAACACTATACTGATTCAGGGAGACAGGGGAAGAAACGACTCTTTAGTTATTGGTCAAATTTGGCAAATTTAGCTTGACATTTTAATGGTTTAGCTGGTACTTTATTATATATGATGAAAATACACAAAAAACTCAAAGAAGCTCTTAAAAAGCACAATTATGAAGTTATTCTTAGTGCTAATAGCAGCGAGATAAATTCGATTAAGGCGTCTTTTCCCGAAAGAAAACAAAAACCTTCTTTCAGTGGGTTTGGGGCTACGTATCAGTACATACCAGAGCTTGATTCAGACTGTCTTTTCTTTAGAATAGGAAACGGCGAGTACAGCACAATACAATGCCCAAGATATTCATTAAAAGAAGTCTTGTTTATGGATATAGAAAAGGTCTGTGATGCCATAGGCTACAGCCAAGACCTTATTTCTTTTAGTCTCAATGATAAAGATGTTGACCAAAAAACATTCAAAAGAAACATACTGGAAGACGATTTAACAGATGAAGAAAAAGAGAAACAGGAAGTTTTGGAAGGCCTTTGCGAGTTAGCAAAAAAGGAGGGCTTCTCAGAAAAGTATCTTGAACAATCAAAGTCTCTTGGGCTGCAAGACGCATACGATGTACTGCAAGACATGTATTTGAGCGAAATATAATGAAAAGAAAACTTCGAATATTGTGGTGCGGTGAAGCTAGCTTCTTAAATACTGGGTACTCTGTTTACGCAAAAGAGGTCTTAGGGAGACTGCATAAAACAGGAAAGTACGAAATAGCAGAACTAGGGTGCTATGGCTCGACACAAGACCCTCTTTGCAAAAAAGTTCCCTGGTCATTTTATTCAAACTTGCCTTACGGCGAAGAAGAAAACAAGCAGTATAAGTCAAGCCCTCAAAATCAGTTTGGGGAGTGGCGATTCAACGAAGTTTGCCTCCACTTCAAACCAGATGTGGTCATAGACATACGAGACTGGTGGATGATGGAATTTCAGGCTAGGTCTGAGTTTAGACGCTTTTTTGATTGGCTTATTATGCCAACTATTGACTCTGCTCCTCAAAACGAACAATATCTGAATACATATTCTGAAGCAGACGGTGTTTTTACTTACTCAGATTACGGAAGAGATGTCCTCGAAGAATCAATGGGAGAATCAATAAAATTTATTGATTGCGCTCCTCCTGGAGCTGATTTTAATATTTTAAAACCCGCATCAAACAAAATAGACCACAGGTCAAGCTTTGGCTTCATGGACAGCATCAAGATTGTCGGCACAGTAATGAGAAACCAAAGAAGGAAACTTTACCCCAATCTAATGAAATCCTTCAGGGACATGATAGACGAAAATAAGTCTATGTCTGAAAACACGTTTCTTTACATGCATACATCCTATCCAGACGTAGGGTGGAATTTGCCTTACTACATTAAAAAATATAATCTTGGAAACAAGATATTGATGACATATAAATGCCAAAACTGCGGGCACTTCTTTCCTTCATTTTACCAAGACTGTAAGACATGCTGCCCAAAGTGCGGCTCTCTCTCTGCAGTTTTTCCTGGGACGACCTTTGGTGTAAGCACGGAAGAGCTTGGCCAGATTATAAACTTTTTTGATGTGTATGTTCAGTATTCTGTATGCGAGGGGTTTGGAATGCCTCAAGTAGAAGCTGCCGCCTGTGGAGTTCCTGTGATTACCGTTGATTATTCTGCCATGTCAAGCGTTGGAAAGAAAATCAGAGCAGATTTTGTGGAGCCTAAGACATTTTTCTGGGATTCTCCAACCCAATCAGAAAGAGCCATACCGAACGACAGCCAACTAATAGAAAAAATGAAAAAAATCCTTAACCTTCCTTCTGGAGTTAGGACAAAGAAGGGGATGGACTCAAGAGCGTTAGCGCAAAAGCACTATTCTTGGGATAAAACCGCAAGTATATGGGAAAAACACTTAGATACAATTGAGCCTAAAAATATGAACGAGACTTGGCTCTCGGAGGCTGAAATACTTGAGCCAAAAGAAAAATTTCCCAAGAATATAAATAACAGCGATTTCGTGGAATGGTGTGTAAAAAACGTACTCAGAGAACCGCTTAACCAATACGTCTTAATGGGAATGCTCAAGGATTTAAATTACGGAAAATCTACTGCTTGTGAAGGAGCTTTATATTACAATGCAGACAGCTACGTTAGTCAAGCGGTTCACTCGAAGTTTACTAGAGAAGACGCGTTCGAAAAACTGAAGGGCATTAGAGAGTTAAAGAATTATTGGGAAAGGCAAAGAGAGGCTGTGAACGATGGTTCTTTGGAGCAAAGAGAAACTTCATCTTGCATACGCAATCACAAACCGGGAGAAATCTCATGAAAGCCCTTTACGTAGGATGCTACAAAGACGGAACAGGATGGGGCAATGCTGCTCAAGGGTACATCTTAGCCCTAGATAAGGCTGGAGTTGAGGTTGTTCCAAGGTTTATGAAATTAAACAACAGGGAAATAGATGTACCAGAAAGAATAAAAGAATTAGAGGGTAACGACTCAAAGAACTGTGATGTAGTTATACAGCATGTGCTTCCACACCACTCTTATTTTAGGGGAGAGTTCGATAAAAACATATCTCTATACGTAACAGAAACCAGCAACTGTAATACTTCTTTGTGGCCTGAAAAAATAAACTTAATGGATGAGGCGTGGGTTCCGAATACGTACATGGCAGCCGAGCAGGCGAAAAACAGTAATATATTCACCCCTCACTATGTAGTGCCGCATGCTTTTGATATGGCTAAGTATCAAACAGAATACGAGCCACTAGAAATACCTCAGACAAAAGACACTTTTGTTTTCTATTATATTGGCGAAAACACAAAGAGAAAAAATTTAGGGTCGATACTCAAGGCCTTTCACTTGGAGTTTAAAAAACATGAGCCGGTTTCTCTTTTAATAAAATCTCACTCACCTGGATTAAGCGAAAAAGAATCGGTAAAGTCCCTGCAAAATATATGCGAGGCGGTGAAAAAGGGCCTAAAGCTTTACAGAAAAAGCGCTGACTACAAGAAAGAAATTTTCATATGCGACTATTTGACAGACGAACAAATCATGAGGATACATCAGACTTGTGATTGCCATGTTTCTGCCTCTTTTGGCGAAGCCTGGAGTATACCGACTTTTGAAGCAATGGCTATGGGAAACACTCCAATATGCACAGATACAGGAGGCCCTAGAGACTATCTATCGGGAGCAGGGTATTTGGTTGACTCTTCTCAAGAACCGTGTTTTGGCGTGATGGACACTTTCGATTATATATATACAGGCGCAGAAAATTGGGACACACCCAGTATAAGGCATCTCAGAGAATGCATGAGAGACGCTTTTGAAAACAAAGAGTCTAGAGTAAAAATGGCGGATGAAGGCAGGAAAAAGTCCTATGATTATTCATACGCTAGTGTTGGAAATACGATGAAGAAAATACTTCTAGATAACGTCGAGCCTTTTAAAGCAGAGCGTAAGGGCAGCTTGATGGGGGATATTATTTAATGAGTGTTTTTCATATGAAGAAGATACTAAGAGATGCAACTAGGCACCCCGAAGAGCCATTAAATATCCTTACTTTCCCAACGCACGAAAGATATCAAACCAATTTGGCTCTTACCGGACACAATTTTTATCTGTGGCAGAAACCAGGAGTGATTAAGCCTTGGGTCAAGGACTATGGCCCAGTACCACAAAACACAACCCTGCTTAATGAGGGGAAAGGCGATGAACAACTACCATTAAACCTGGACATAGACATAGTATTAAGTCAAAACAAATTCGGGCAGTTTGAAATCGCATCTAAACTTGCGGAAGCCCTAAATGTTCCATTAATTAGCTTAGAGCACACACTACCGCATACCTCATGGGACAAATCACAAGTAGCGATGTTGAAGGAAATGCGGGGAGATATAAATGTGTTTATCTCAGAATACAGTCGGGATTTGTGGGGCTGGAAAGAAGGCGAGGCCATGATAGTGCATCACGGCATTGACACTAACCTATTCTCTCCATCTAACGTCCAAAGAGAAGAGAGGGTGCTGTCTGTTGTTAATGACTGGATAAATAGGGACTGGTGCTGCGGTTTTAGTCTATGGAAGCTCATAACAGGATATCCCGACACAACAATTCCAGTGCATGTAATAGGTGATACGCCTGGATTATCTAAACCGGCCAGCTCAACAAAACAGCTTGTTGAAGAATATAGAAAAAGCAAAGTATTCATGAACACTTCTGTGGTTTCACCAATACCAACCTCTCTACTTGAAGCGATGTCATGCGGATGTGCTGTAGTATCAACCTCTAATTGCATGATTCCAGAAATAATAGAAAACGGCAAAAACGGATACATATCAAACGTACCTCTTGAGCTTAAAATGTATGCGGAATTGTTGCTAAATAACGATGAGGTTGCAGAGGAAATGGGCAAGCACGCCAGAGATACAATACTAAACAACTTTTCAATAGAAGATTTTGTGTCTAATTGGAATAACATATTTTTTTCTTGTCTGGAGCAAAGATGACTAAAGTAAATTTAATTCATGGAGAGGGGGATGTACTAGATACACATTTGAACATAAACCCCTTCACAAAGAAAACAGAGGAAGGCCTGCTTGTTCGGGGAGATTTGACTAATATAGACAAGTACGTTGACGACGCAGAGGCAGATGAAATTATAGCCATGGACGTTATTGACTACATCCCAACAACAAAAACAGCAGACGCATTATCCAACTGGATTTCAAAGCTCGCTATTGGAGGTAGGATTGTTATAGGCGGAATTGATATTTTTGTAGTGTCTAAATCTATATCTGACTACTCACTAGACATAGCGTCTGCAAACCTTTTAATACATGGCGAGCAAGACCAGCCGTACCTTATCAAGAGGGCGTCTTTTTCCGCCTATGACTTGTCTGAATATCTAGAGTTTACGCACGGCTTAGGAATAGTTAAAAAAGACATAACAAATTACAGAATGTTTGTGGAGGCGCAGAGAACGATATGAATATAATAACTGAAAATGAAGCGAACGAACAGGCTCAAAATGACAAAATAATACAGACCTGTTGCAACGGATGTGTTTTCGCCAAGCCTCAGCCTGACGACAATACAAATCTGGACGACTACTGCTCTGCTGGAAGGCTATCTAAGTTCAAGGAAGCTGGCGCAGAGTTACTTAGTATCAGGCTGGAGACAGAAGATGATGATGATAGCGGCGAGGCGCTAAATTATAAAGCAGTAAATGAAAGGGCGTGCAATCTTTTAAGAAGTGTTCGATGGAAGGCGATTATGGAACACATGGGTGTCGAAGACCTTTTAGCTAAAGCCAAAAAAGAAATCGAAGTGTCTTGTACGCTGATTATCTATATTGATGAGACTAAAGCGATAACAGACAAAAAAGAGGTTGAGGAGATTGTATCTTCAGTTATAAAGACTTACAGGAGCATAGAATTAAGCGATATTCAGCCAAAAAATGTTTCTATAATAAATCCATGCATAATGCCAACTGAGTTTGTTAATATATTCAGGAAAAAAATTGTAGAGATGTACAATGACCCTGAAATACCCCAGGAAACAAGAACCCCTTGGAACATGGAGTATATACCATATCAGGATGCTGAAGAACTCGCTAAACTTGAAACCGCAGGAAAAGAGAAATCACTTCCGCCTGAACAGTTTAGGCTCTCTTTTATAAAAAGACACATTGACCTTTCAGCTAAGGAGAGTAAGGCAGGATACTGGTCATTCTTTTTCGCTGGAAATTCTGTGCCTAAAAATTATTTAAGCGACATAAATAATTACATTAATGTTGATTTGAATAGACTGATAGCTCTTAGGGGAGATGACGATATTAGTCCTGGAATGCTTGTGCAAAATCTCATACACAAACATCTATCAGGAAACAAAGGCGGTTATATCTTAGACAAAATAGACCAACTTACGAAAGACCAAGAATGTCCGGAAATTCTCAAGAAAATATCGGAAGTGGTAAAGAACTTCGAGTAACAGTAGTTATACCTTGCCACAACCACGCTGACATGATTGTTGGCGCAATAGATAGTGTGTTGTCTCAAGATTATGAGCCCATTAATATAGTCGTGATGGACGATGGCTCTACAGACAATGTGAGCGAAGCTATTAGCGGCAAAGAAGTTTTTTATTTAAGGAACGAAATAGCAAAGGGTCCGTCTGCCGCCAGAAACAAAGCTATAGAGCATATGTGGGATAAATCAGATGTTTTTATGATGCTTGATGCGGACGACAGGTATTTAGAAAGCAAGGTTTCAAAATCTGTAAACAAATTTTGCGAAGATAAAAAGCATATAGGCATAGTATATACAGACGCAATTATTAGAAATATAAATACAGGCACGGAAATTCATGAATTCAGAGAGCCTTACACCAGGGAGAGAATAGAGCAAGAATGTATAATATCGAATACCCCCTTAATTAGCAAAGAGGCTCTGGCTTATTCTGGAGGATATGATGAGGGGATGCGTACCTGCGAGGACTGGGATTTATGGCTAAGAATAACGGAAGGATTCGTTGCAGTTCATATACCCGAAACGTTGCATGTGTATAGTGTCACCGGCAAAAATTCTTCAGACACTGTTAGTAAAGAAGTTTGGAATGAAAACTGGGAAAAAATTAGACAAAGAATAAATCAAAGGAAAAATGAGAGCAGCAGTAAAAAACGTCACAACAATTAAGACCCCCAGTAACTCTGAAGGTCTTAGCATAATTATTCCTGCGGCAGGAGTAGGACACAGGATGAAGTCTTACGGCCCAAAGGCAATGATAGAGGTTTCAAAAAACACAACTCTAATAGAGAAACAGATAAAGACATTATGGAAAGAATACCCTTCGGCAGAAATATTCGTGGTTGTTGGATTTGACGCTGAAAGGATTATAGAAAAGCTTTCTAAATACCCAGTCAGAATAATATACAACCACCTTTACGATTCAACTAGCGTCTTGTATAGCATTGGTTTGGCAATGAACGCCGTCACAAGCAAGGAGGTTTTAGTTGTTTACGGAGATTTAGTTTTTAATCAACACACAGTAAACAAATTACGGGGAAAATCAAAAATAGTGGCTGAAAACTCTGGATTTTTAAAAAAAAGCGAAGTAGGCATAGCTAGCCACAACGATAAAGTTACAAATTTTTCTTTTGGACTTGACACCAAATGGTGCCAGATAGTTTATTTAAGCGGCAAAGAACTCGACATTTTTCAGTATATATCGTTCAAGAAAGAAACCAAACAATGGCTTGGTTACGAGGCTTTAAACTACATAATAAAACAGGGCGGACAGATTTCCGTTGTTTTCCCTAAAAAAATGAGCATTGTTGAAATAGACTCAATAAAAGATTTAGACAAAATCAAGTAAAGTTGACATTCAACTGGTTTAGGTGGTACAATAATATATGAGAAGCATTATAGATATTAGCAAGCTAAAAAGACACACAAAGATTATAGTGGAAACAGAGGAGACTGTTTTTGAGATAGTCGTGTCTGGACCGAAAAGCAGGGGAATTTTTGTAACTGGAGGAATAGCTTTCATAAGGAGAACAAAAGCTACGCTAGACAACGTTATAGAGAAAAGAAAGTCTATGTTATTTTTATATTCTGACAAAAACGGAGCTCCGATGTCGTTTAATTCATCTAAGGTTGTAAGCGCTAGCGTGTTTGCTTCTGACGGCTCATGGTATTATGACGCTATAGAGAAAAAAGATAAATGAAAATACTCATAAGACACGAACATAACGCTTCGCACTATATTTACACTGGAATCCTTAGAGCCTTTAACGCTGAGGGTCATGAGTGCTATTTCTGGAACTCCGAAACCACACCTGCTTTTGACATGTTCAACGTTGTGGAGCCAGACATGTTTATAGGTCAAGGATACAACCTTGATAGGGCGACAATCAAATGCATCAAACTTCGTCCAGACATGAAGGTCTTGATTAAGGTTGGCTGTTGGGGTCCAGTTTGCCAAGATGTTGATACAGAAAAATACCCCATACTACTAAACACCGACGAAGAAATCAGAAATGTCGAGCAGGTGTCCGATGCTGTTAAAAAACTCGTCTTGTTTAATTATGTTCACCCAAACAGAAAAGACTATCTGATGAAGTCTTGGGAAAATTTGGCAAAAACAATCGGACTCCTTCCTGCAGCAGATGTATATGAATGTCTCGCCGGAGAGTTTGACCATAGACTAAAATGCGACTTGGGTTTTGTTGGCGGTTATTGGCCTTACAAGGGGCAAAACCTAGACAAATATATAATACCTCTATGCTACCCCATAGGTAAATACAATATAAAAATATTTGGAAACCAGCCTTGGCCTGTTCCTCAATATATGGGTAAATGCAATAACGAAACAACCTCAAATCTTTTCAAATCTGCCACTATATGCCCTAACGTCAGCGAACCTCATGCAAATGTTTTTGGTTTTGAGGTAAACGAAAGAGTTTTCAAGCTAGCTGCGTCTAAGGCGTTTTTTATATCTGACCCAATAGCCTCGTTGACTGAAGACATATTTACAAATGGCGAAGTGGTTGTTGCCGAAGGACCGGAAGAATACCACTCTTTGATTAAAGACGTATTAAATGACCCAAACCTTAGAACTAACCATGTAGAAGAATGCTATAACAACGTAATAAAAAATCACACATACAAGAATAGAGTAGAGCAAATAATAGGAAGTTTTGAAAATGAATAAAGACTCTAAAATATTAGTAACTGGTGCCAGAGGTTTCTTAGGAAAGCATGTCTGCGCAGAGCTTAAAAAACAGGGATATGAAAATATTATTGAGTGTGCTAGCAATAAAACACAAAATCATTACTACATTGATGCCAAAACAAATATTCACCATTGTGATTTAAGATGTAAAACCTCCGCCGCAGCACTGGTTAAATTTGTAAATCCCGATGTAGTCATACATCTTGCTGCTGTTGTCGGTGGGATTGGTGCAAATAAAGAAAATCCCGCAACATTCATACATGACAATTTAGTAATGGGGATAAACATTATCGAAGCGTGCAAGAGCTCTACTTACAGACCAATAAATCTGGAAAAATTTATCCTAGTTGGAACAGTTTGCTCATACCCAAAGTATGCAAGGGTGCCGTTTGAAGAATACGCTATATGGGAGGGATACCCAGAAGAAACCAACGCTCCATACGGAATAGCTAAGAAGACTTTAAGCGTAATGCTGTCGGCATATCGAGAGCAATATGGGCTAAATGGCATCACAGTTATTCCTGTAAATATGTATGGCCCACACGATAACTTCAAGCCAGAAAGCTCCCATGTCATACCTGCTCTAATTAAAAAAATACACGAAGCCGGAGAGCGGGGAAGTCTTGAGATATGGGGAAGCGGAAATGCGACTAGGGAGTTTTTGCATGCGGAAGACTGTGCCAGAGGAATTATTTTAGCGATGGAATCTTCATACAGCTCTGATGAACCTATAAACATAGGAACATACAACGAAGTAAGAATATGCGACCTTGTTCATATGCTTAGAGATATAATGGGGCACAAGGGTCAGGTTGTATATGATAAGTCTAAACCTGATGGACAACCGAGGAGATGCTTGAATATTGCAAAAGCGAAAAAAGAACTTGGGTTTAAACCACAAATATCACTTGAAGAAGGACTTATAGAAACTGTAGGATGGTATTTAAAAAATGTCACAACAATATAAATATACGTTATACAATAAAAACAATTACAATATAGACACATCTTCTGTCTCTGATTCTACAGTTGTAGATTTTGAAAAAGAGATTGCAGATTACGTTGGTGCAAAATATGCTGTAAGTGCTATTAATTATAGCTGTATTTTACAAATAATACTCATGGGAATTAGACAGAATTTGCCAGAGGAAGCATGCAAAATATACCCTGTTTGTCTTCCGAGTATGATATCTCCAGGAATAGCAAATATTATTCACAACTCCGGAATGCCCGCAATGTGGATTGATAAAACAGACCATATTGGAGACTCTTTGGTAATATACGATAGCGCTGGAGCAATCTTTAGAATAAAAAAGGATTACTCCTCTTTTAGATTTATAGACTCTACCCATAAAATAGAAAGAAATCAATTCAAACAAGACTGCGACGATACAGATGTTATAGTCTATAGCATGTATCCAAACACCCCAATGTGGGGAATTGATGGTGGCGTACTTGTTACAAGTGATAAAGAAAAAGCAACCTATTTTCGCACCGCTTTTAATTTTGGTGCTGAAACAAAGAAAGACTCCAGAGAACTAGTTTTCCCAGGGTGGCAGATGCACGCTAGTGCGGAGCAGTGTTATGTTGGATTGCAAAATTTGCGAGCTATGGACGACAGAAATAAAAAGATGGAAAGCGTATTAGAGAAATACAACTCTGCTTTTGGCATTAAAAATACCAGCTTTAGTATATACGCAATAGACGTTGACCCAAATCGTAGGCAAGAAATTAGATTGGCTTTAGCGGAAAAGGGGATACAGTCAGGCGTTCATTATGCTCCAGCGCATTATTACCCTTTCTATAGAATGGCAATACCAAACAGAATGCCTAAGACAGAAGAAAAATGCGCGTCTACATTAAGTATACCCTTTAATCCGTCTCTAGAAGAAGCCGACTTGGATTTTATTATACAGTCAATTAAGGATTTATCATGAAACAACTTGGAATTCTTTTAGATAATGTGGGCGCAAGTCAAATAGCATTTTTTGTGATTTCTGAGCTAAACAAATACACAGAAAAAGAATGCGAGTTCCAGCCCATTGTTTTTTATCGAAATATTCAAAAGAACTGCTTGCCTGCAAATTTCTCTGTCATGGAGATTCAGGAGGCTTGGGGATGCAACGGCCCAATGATAGCCACATCTTCATCTACCGCCAAATCCTTGTCTAAATTCCCATCCGTCGTAGATAAGTTTTTCTACGTTTGGGACGTTGAATGGATTAGAAACTCGGTGAGCAGTAAGCAATATGAGGACTATGAAAAAATTTACTCTGACAAAAACATGTCTATTATAGCAAGAAGTGACGCGCACAAAAGACTTATAGAAAACTGTTTTAACAGACAGGTTAATCACGTTGTTTCTGACTTTAATATGTCAAAGATTTTGGAGGCTATAAAATGAAAAATCTTGAAGATAAAGCGTGGTGTTACAATCAATATTGGACTCGAGAGCGAAGTATAGGAGACATAGCAAAGGAGCTTGATACATATCCAAATAAGGTTCGAAGAGCCCTAAAATCGCATGGAATTAAACTTAGGGATAAGGGGTCTGCGCAGGCAGTGGCTTTAAAAAAGGGCCGCAGCAGCCATCCTACGAAAGATAAGGGGCATTCTGAAGAGGCAAGGCTTAAAATATCTGAGGGTGTGGCTCAGAACTGGGAAAACTTGTCGAATGAAGAGCTTGAATCTAGGCGAGAGACCGCCAGGGAGCAATGGAGAAATATGTCGGAAGAAGAGAAAATTAAGCTAAGAGAGTCGGCTGTTCCTGGAATTAAAAAAGCCTCCAAGGAAGGCTCTAAGCTAGAAAAATACATCAGAGATAGGTTGACAAGAGAGAAATATGTAGTAGAATATCATAAGAAAGGAATAGTGCCTAATGCTAACCTTGAGGTAGACATATATTTGCCTGAGATTGGCACAGCGATAGAAATTGATGGGCCTTCTCACTTTCTACCCATTTGGGGTGAAGAGGCATTAGAAAAAACCATAAAATCAGACAATGAAAAAAACGGGCTTTTAAGATATCATGGGGTGATGGTTCTTAGGGTTGCACAGAAGAGAAAAACTCTTTCTCAAAAATCCATGAGAGATACGTGGAATGCAATAGAAAAAGAACTTCAACTGATTTCAGTAAAGCTTCCGCCTAAGAAAAATCGTTTCAAAGAAATAGAGGTTTAATTTATGATGACTAAGCACGGATACGAAGACGTAAGTGTTAAGGATATTAGAGCAGAATTGTTATCTTTGGGTGTAACTGAAGAGGACGTTCTATCGCAAAGCAAAAAGCCTTTAGTAAAGCTTCTGCTGGAGATGAAAGACAAGGCGGGAGAAAACGATGATATTCTATATAACATTGACTTTCCTGACGATGAAGAGTCAAATATTTTAGATGCAGTAGACACCGACTCACTAAAGAATGAGGAAAGCAAGGAATTGGTTAGGCCTGAATTTAATAGTGAAAAATGGTCTGAATGGGTTATGTCTCAGTTTGCTGATGATGAGCTTGAGAATGGAGCTCCTACATGCGATGGTCTCCGGCGAGTTGCTGAAGATGTATTAGGACCCATAGAAAAAGTTGAGATTATAAAAAATGACACTCCAAATGTAAATAACAAAGGAAACGCCACTGTTGTTGTTGGGGTAACAATTAGCCATGTTCTTTTGGAGGGGCATCCAAGGCACGGCTCTTATATATACGTTGAGGATTTGGCTGACGCAAATAAGCTGAACACTCCAGAAGAAATTTTCAAGCATCCGTCCGCAACTGCCGGAACTAGGGCTGAATCTAGGGTTTACAGAAAAATGCTTAGATTAAAGAAGGTGCTCACAGCAGAAGAGTTGGCGTCTAACGAATCGACTTTAGAGGAAGAATGGTCTCCCTCTACTCCTATTACAGAACAGCAAATTACGGTAATTGATATGCTGTGCAAAAGAACAAACATGAATGTTTCCGACTTTATTAATTGTGGAGACTCTAAGTATGTGTGTGTGGAGCAAGTATCAGAACAATCCGCACAAAAGATGCTGCAGTATTTAAATAGAATCCAAAGAAAAGATGCCGACAGACCCGATGATGTAGGCGAATACGACGAAAACTGGAAGGTAAAAAACGATGACACAAGAGAAGAGAATTTTAGCAAAGGAGTATAGGATATACAAGCCTAACTCCAAAGGCACTGGTGCCGCTTCTAAGTTTCAGTGTAGAACTAAATGGAAGACGGTTGATGGTAATGAATACCCAGACCTTATACTTTTTTTAGAAACCGCTCAACAAACTGGATTTGACAACAATAAAAACGCTTCGTTTGGATGGTCTACAAATAGCGACAAAGGTAAAAAAACATCCGTCACCATGAAGCTTGGTCTTCCTGATATAGGCGAGATGCTTCTAGTTTTAAAGGGTCGAAAGCAATATGTTGGACCAGAGCCTAAAGCAGGTAGAAATATCGAGCCTGGACTCTATCATCAAAAAGTCAAAGGCAATACAAGCCTAAGACTAAAGTGGAGTGAAGGACGCCTATACCTGAACATCTCTGCTCAGGACGAAAAAAAGAATGTGACAAAGGTATCACACAGCATAACTACCGCAGAAGCGGTTGTGCTGGAATGCCTTTTAACAAACTTTGTGTCTGAATACCACAATTGGTCATATCAGAAGTAGTTTAAATATACTCTAATGAAAAATAAAGCCCATAGTCGGTTTTATTTCCAATAGAGTCTGGGCTAGCTGAGATTGCTGCAAACCAATCGTGTTGCGTGTCACTCAATGCCGATATTGTTGTTACTCCATCTGCCGCATACAGACCGCTTGGTCCAGGACAGTTTGCAAAAGAAACCGTCGTATCTGTTCCTCCAGGCGTTATCCAAGTATCATCTCCAGAGCCAGTTGGCCCTTGAACTTCATCAGGGTGAATAATCTCGGCTACTTTTGTGGTTACTCCGGAAGCGGGATTGGACGTACTGCTTCTATCATAAATTATCATTTTGCAGTTTTGAGTTTTGACCGGTGCAGAATGAGTGAATCTTATGTTCATCGTAGATTGGTAGTTGGGGATAGCCTTAAGACCTATTCCACTAGAAGCTGCTCCAAGAACACCGCTTCCAGGATTTAGGTATCTAATATTCTGCCCTTGAGGACCTTGGATGCTTCCAAGTCCATCGGTAACAAAAGTGGTCCCTTGATATGAACCCACAGGAACACTTGCGCCAAAGCCAGACTCTCCAAAGAAACCAAGCCCTGAACCGCTAGTATTTATGTCGTATTCGAAACCGGTTGTATTGATGTAGAAATCTATTTCAGCCATTTTTTATTGTCTCCTATTAATTAATAGTACACCATTTTACGATTGTTTAGGCCATTTATCTATTGGGCAACTTTCACTTCTCCACCAAGCTTTTCTGGACAATATGCACCCACAATCTTCATGATTACATACCCCGTCTTTTTGCAATTCGCAAGAGTTGCAGGTTTCTATTCTTTTTATATATTCTTCTGTTGAAACGTCCACAAAACCATCTCTGGCATGTTTCGCAACCGCATGAGCAAAATTAGACGCTCTTTTTATTGCCCCAGGAGGGCCTTTTTTTTCTGACATATTTTTCTCCATTTAAATAAATTAATTTGTTCCCATAGGGTTTCCACTATCGGCAGAATGCCACTTCATTAAATAATCCGGAGTTTTCACAAAATCCGGTCTCTTCACAAATCCTCCAATATCCATGTTTTGGTTTTCAAAGTAGCTAAGATAACCAAATTTTGACAACTCAGTGCTTCCAAAACCATCCCATCCAGACTCTGTAATTTCTTCCCATGCCCACCCCTCAGTATCTTCGCCAAAAGAGTCTACAGACCCAGGACACGCAAACGCAAGGTCTTCTGTGTCTACACTTTCGTCACACAAGCCAGCCCCTGCTCCACCGAGGCTTCCATTTTTTTCTTCCCACCAGTTGGTGCATGGACCCCTACAAAACGCCAGCCTTACTTTGCCGCCCTTTGCCACTTTTTTAGTTGGTATAAGGTGACTGCTCTTGTTTTCGTAGCCATTGTCTTTTGTATAACAGTTTACACCAACCCCCCATCCATTGGCGACACCTTCTTCTCCACATAAAGCGCCAACAACACATGGCGGAGGATAATCAGGTGGCAGCGGGGTTATGTTTTCAACTTCATTGCAATCTCCGCAATCAAATATATACTCAAATGGGTCGGTTCCTTGTGTAGGCAAGAGTTCTGCGGCGGGAGGAGGGCCGTGATTGACGCCTCCTCTTGTGCAGCTTTCCATTGTTGGCGGGTCGTCTGGGTTTAAATGTCCATTGAAAAATAGAGCTTCAAAATATATAGTCCTTTGAAGAATAGCCTCTTCTTTTTCAACGACGCCGCTTGCTGTTTCTGGTCTAAATACCGTCCCTCCCGTTATTTCTTCACCTGCGCTTGTTGTTAAAATTTCCCCACTTGGTAATCTAAAACCCCCAGCTTTCAATTCATCCCATTTTTCTACTCTAATCATATCTTCATATGTCCAGCTTCTAAAAACTTGAATATGCCAAAATTTATTCAATATAAAAGTTACTGTAGCCTCTAGGTTCATGGGTCCTGTTGGTCCATCGGCATCACATTTTCTTGGGGTTTGTTCGTTAACCAGTTCGCATAAGTCAAAAGTGTAGGTTGGCTGTTGATAGTCGTCTGCTGACAAGTCCCTTTTGGCACAAGCTAAATTATTGTACCCATCTATTTCAGGGTTTGCTTTATCCATCGGAATCACATATTTCTGGGCTTCGCTTGTATCTTGTTCACACTCTCCAGCACAATTTGCAATCATAAAATCTTTTACCTTATCCAAATCAATCTCTGTTTCTTCCGGAGGCTGTGGGTCGTGGTGTATTGACGTTCCGGCTTCCATGTTTGGGTCACCGGTAGAATAATCTATGCAATCTTTAGAAATGCAGCTATCAGGCATCGTACCCGGTTCGTTTCCAGTGGCTTCTGCCCAGTCTTCGGCAGAAACTCGGTCTTCAAGATATTTTTCTGCTGTGTCGTCAGAAATTTCATTTTTAGAATTATATACCCTTTGCCAATATGCTTTACCGCCATCTTGCTCGGTATCTTCTGTACCTCCTGGGAGATTTCTTCTAAATTCCCATCTACACTGAACGTTTCCGTATCTACTAGCCGTCTGCTCCCCTCCTTGATTGCCGTCAAACATGAGTTTATCGCATCCATTTTGTGTACCTGCTTGCTGCAAGTATAAAATATCGCCACATCTTGGCAGCACTGGCACTGGACATTCAGGAAAACATTCAGGGTCGCAAGGGTCGCACCAACCGAATGTGCAATCTGGCGAGGGAGAGGGGCATTGTATGGGAGAAATGAAAACTTCAACTTCAAGGCCAACGAAAGTCTCTCCGGCTATCCAATTGGCGGGAATTGTGTTTTCTGGACAATCTGGATTTGGGTCTAACATTGAAATAGCAATAGGTAGAGGAGGTGCCGGGGCAGTAGGTTTATGCCAAATTACCCAACCTGGAGGCTCAAGTAATGGAAGAACGCTTAAATAGAAAACCTTGCCTTCTTCGTTCATATATTTCCACACGCCTTTTTCAGCTAAAAATGGCTCGGCTTTCATAGCGTCAGGCCACTCATCCTGGGGAACACGTTCATAAATACCATCAACTTGATAGCCCGACCCTACATTAAGAGTCGCATCTATTCCGTCTATTCGATAACAGTCTTCGCATGGGTCAGGTGATGGCTCTGGGTCTGGGTCTGGAGAGGGAGAGGGAGAAGGGCAAGGGTTGCAATTATCGCATCCTTCTAGAATAATTTGTTTTTCGTCAGACCAAATATTACCACCACCCACACTAGACCAACCCGTAAGCCCAACAGGGCTTGTTTCGGTGTTATTAACGGTAACTGTGAATTTAGTCTGGTCGTTTACAGCAAAAACCCAATTGGTTGTATCAGGGGCGGTTCCTGGAAAGTAATAAATTGAAAAAGTCACACTTTGGCCTTCGTGCTGGACCTCTCTTGTCCATTTACTTCTAACTTCTTCGCTTACTACATATTCGTGCGTATAACATCCAGTGGACTTTTCTCCTAGAGGGCTGCTGATGCCGCCTCCGTAAGATATTACTTCTGGCCCGCAAACACATATATCTTCACCATATGGAAGGTCTGGTTCAGGCGATGGGGATGGGCTTGGAATATCTGGACAATCAGGGCAGGTATCACAACCACTCTCTGTTGTTGCTGTAATTATTTGATTGCTCCAAGTCGGCGCGGAGCCGATAGGATGCCAACCAGTGAGTCCGACTGGGTCATCTCGTTCATACATGTCTGGGTCGGTAATAGCGTAAGCGACTCTATTACCAAGAGTCAAAATCCAAGCCGGGCCTGGGTCGGCAGTAACCGTTGAAATCTCTGGGTGTTTGAATATTTTAAGTTGTACCGGTGCGTTGGGTGGGATGTGATGCGATTCAGTAGTTACGTTGCGAATCCACTCGTCACATGGGTTTTCGGGAACATCATCGTCACAATTCTGATTTGTTCCAGATGAAAATTCGTAACATCCAGTTGCATAACTATATGCGAACCCTTCTGGGCCACATACACATATATTGCCTCTGTATGGTTCAGGGCCAGGTGATGGGTCAGGTGATGGCTCTGGGTCTGGGTCGGGCGGTGGTTCTGGGCTTGGAACACAACAGGTTCCCTCAGTTGCGGAGAGGCCAATAGCGATTTGCCTTCCCGAAGTGTCTGAATTATGCGTGTCCGTTCTATAGAAATGTGTCCTATCTCCCGAATTATCAGCGATACTCTGCCCTATAGTATAGTACGAGTAAATACGAGAAAAATATTTTACTCTAACATCTTGGTCGTGTGTATGAGGACAATTGTCGGCAGAAATATTTTCAAATCTAGATTTAAGGGCGGCGTAGTTATCTCCCGTTTGCGTATCATCCGATAATAGCATTGAGAGAACCTTCTTGTCAATGCATTTATATCCCACTCCTGTGTATGCGTGGTAACCACCAAAAATATAGGTTCGATTAATGGTTACACCAGTGCTTGTGCCTAACGTACCACACATGAGAGCAATGGTCTGCCAAATAGAGTGTTTTGTTTCAGCGGGTGAATTTCCGCTATTAATAAACACCTGGCCACGGCTAAAATTACCACTACTACTAAAATGTTTATGATTTAGATACCACCGAAAATTTGATATATCAGTGCCATTTGCTACACGCCCATTAGAACTGAAGTACCCTCCTTCCTGCCAGCCACGATTGACTTCTTCAAATCTCTCTTCCGTAACCTTAAACATATAGATGGAGTTGAATGGTGGAGCCTCAACTCCAGGGGTATAGTTTCCTGTTTGGACTGAAATATTAAAACTTCCTTCCAGTGCGTTTATCTCTGCAACCGCCGCGTTAATTTCGGCAACATCACCCGCGTCGTCCAGGCCCTCTACAAGGTGTAGCGTTATATTGCCCGACCATTTTCTGAGTGTTCTGCTCGGGTCGGTGAGAGAATCACTGCCAATCCATCTTTTGGCAGCCAAGTCTATTTCTTCATTTGTGTATTTCAACCTTGGCTCTGAACCGCCAACGGCCGCTATTACCCAGTTAGGCTCTAACTGCGCACTGCTGCCCGATTCTGGTTCAAAACAGGGACAATGATTATTATCGGTTAAGAATATTTTAGGGGTCTCTCCATTAGGCCCTGTAACAGCATCTCCGCAAATATCTGATTTTTCATAAACGTTTCTGGTAGTGCTTCTTATTGAAGAAGTTGTTTCATCGCTTGTTTTTATATAAGTTCCATTGAAAAGCTCATCATCCGCTCCATAAACACATATATATTCTTCATGCTCCGTACTTAATTCTGGCTTTGCCTCAACAAGACTAAACCCACTCTCAAAAATATATTCTAGATTGTCTAATTCTTGTTGTAATTTTTCAATATTGTCTTCTAATAAAAATTTATCATAGCTGTATTCTTTGTTAAGCGGTGCGCTAGCGCTTCCACACTTTTCTGCTAATTCTTCGTACAGTTGTGCATAATTGCATCCGGTAGGATAGTATATTTGTGGCGGTCCGCCTGCTTCATCTGGAGGACCAAGAATATCGTTTACGTCTTCGCAATTCGCGCAGCTTACCGGCAGTGGCGGACTATATCCAGACTTATTACCCAAGTACGGTATGTCACACTGCTCCCCAGGACAAAACTGCCAAGGAACTTCTTGCTTCACAAACTCTAAAGCCACTACAGACGTTGTGCCTAAATCGCATGTTGAATTAAATGGATATGGAGTGTATGGAGCGTTGTTTGTGCAATCAGGACAATCAATATTTTTTCTTGCAAAACAACCGGGGCATCTTTCTGCTGTATGACTTTGGCCTCCTAGAGGACCCATTCCAAACATCCCACTCCCGCCCCCATTTTCGGGCATTCCAGGCATATTCTGCTGGGCTGATGTTATAGTGGTGCTTATTTCAGGCTCTAGTGCTTTACCTTGAGGCGGCGCGCATGGATAGCATGGACCTTTTTTATTTTTTCTATCTCCACAAAATTTATCCTCGTTCATATCGGAAGGTCTACACTTTTGTGCCTCGTGTGCTTCCTCTAGGCACGGCGAACCAAACTGCTTAGAATTGCACAAAATCCATTCTGCAAAAGGGGTCCCTACACAACAAAGATGATTGTCAGAACTGGCAATTGATGCCGCACACTGAGCTCTTCCTGGTTCTGGTTCTGGTTCTGGTTCTGGTGTTCCCTGACAATAGGAATTATCTACTACTTGTCCACCAGCAGCAATGCACTCTGATTCATTTTCTTTTTGAGAGTAGCCTTCACCGGGAATATAACAACATACGGGCATATTTTAATCCTCTTCCTCTTCTGGCATTTGTGGATTCTCTGCTGTTGGCGTGCATTCTTCCCAAGTAATCAACGGACCTAAAGGAAAAATTCTTATATAGCCAGGAAAAAAGTCGTGGTCATATCCAAAATAAAATGGGGCGTGAGGCTCTGGGGAAGGAACAGTTCCAGGAACCCCGCCGCATTCTATAGGGCCTGGAAATAAAACACAAAAGTCCTCACACCTCTCGCTCTCCTCAATAACTTTATCCCACTTTTCGGATTCAGGTTGTCCAGCGGTATAGTATGCCTTAAAAGGACTAAGAGGGCCCGTTCCACCGGCCATATCTTCATCGCACCATTGAGGAGGAACAATATCTTGGTGGCCGTCCTTTGAATCTTCGTCTGGGTCAAAGTCTCTCCAGCTATTAATAGGGGGTTTTACTAAATGTCCTACTAAACAGTCTGGCTCTCCAGTATTTCCATCGTCGCATGGAGATACTGATGGACCACATCTCCAATCGATTGGAATTGAGCCGTCTCCGCCGTGCTTATCCCATTCTCCACATTCTCCTAGATGTGCGTACGTAAGGTCGTCTTCAAGTATATCAATAAGATAATTTGGATAATCTCTATGTTGAACTGCCATCAAAATGCTCCCAAATTAACTGCAAGGAAAATCTTCCCATGGGTCATCATCGTCATCATCTGGTGGCGCTTCAGGTTCAGGGGAAGGCGATGGTGGGCATGGGCATGGGTCATACTTGCAGGACTTGACCATTGCAAATCTCGTGTTAACCCCAATAGTCGGTGGAGATTGAACGAAAATAATTCTAGTGGTTGCGGTTAAATCTAAACAGTTTTCTACGCCTTGGTCACCCGTCTCCGAATTTCCTTCTTCACCGGTTGCTCCTGGACTTCCGGTGGTTGCAAGACCTGCTTGTGGTTCTTGAGCGCATATGTCAGTAACAACACAGACAGGCATGAATTCTGCTTGTATTATAACATATTCACATCCAAATGGATTGTAGTACGCAAAAACTCTTTGACCTCCACATAAAGGCTGACCAAGTCTATTCGTAACTTTAACTTTGCGTTCTTCCCCTTGGTTGCCTTCTTGACACCTTGCAGGAATGTTAAGAGTGCCTTCTCCTCCAGGAGGAAGCTCGTCTTCTAAAGTGCCTTCAATTATGAATCCGTATTTATCTCTATCGTTGGGCGGTGCGGTCCATACCTTTCTATCGTCATCCCATCTAAGGTCAACTGGCCCAGTCTTCCATTTTTTAGCCTTTCTCAGCCAGTCAGAAAGAAACTTTTTCTTATCGTCTGGGTCAGCAGGAACGGGGCATCCATCCATGTCATATCCCCACCCAGATAAAACTAACGGCCCTCTTAAACCCATGGGCCTACAGTCTCTTAACTCAGAGTCTGTCGGGTAGGGATAAAAACCCCTTTCACTTGGCTCTGTTCCTGTAACCAAACCCCATATATCTGTACCTCCGGTTGCGTTGGTCGCTAGTTCAGAAGCCTTGGACATTGTCATAAAAGGATTTAATGTTTCAGAATTGATGGGTATATCGCATGTGCCATCACTAGGAGAACATAAACAGCACTCTACATGGTCATAATATTCAATTCCAGAATTGAAATCCGCTCCGGCAAGATTTTCGCAAATACCCTCTGTGGATTCATCTCCAGAAGGGTCTTCCCATTTGCTGAAATATTTTTGTCCAGAGTCACCAATAGTAAAGGGTCGGACTAAACCTTCGTTGCTTACAAAGGCCAAATTCTTCCATTTTTCCGAATCTGTCTGTAGATTGCTTTTATTAAAACTGTTATTGTCTTTATATACATTGCCAAGATATTTTTCTCTCATGGAGTTTATATTCATACTCCACGATTCGTGATGTGTATAGTCTTCCTCCGTAGAGCCTAATCCGTCTTTTAGCGCAGTTAACCCTCCTGCTCCCGCTCCCCCTGCTCCGAAACCGCCTCCCGCACCACCATCAGCTCCGCCGCCAACGCCTTCACCGGCGCCACCACCAAAAAGAAGAGGCGCAATAGCTCCAGCAAACATACCGGCGCCGCCAATAGCGATTCCCATGGCAAGTCCGCCAGCAAAGGCCAATCCAAAAGCTCTTTGGAATTGTTGAGACTTCTGGCCAATTAGCTGTAGCCACTCGACATCGCTTTGAGCTTTTTCTCCAAAGTTTCTAACAAAAGTTCTAAAGTTTATTGTTGTTGTAACCCCTCCAGTCCCAAAAGCTATGTTTACATTTGTAACGTTTGGACCCATTGTACCCGCTAGCTGTGCGCCAAGCTGACTAATGTTTCCCTGGGACGGACCTCCTGCATATGTAATACTGCCTGATTCCAGAACATATTGATTTGAAAGTTTAGCGGAGGCCTTTATTGAGCCCGCCTGTAGCAACAAGCTGTAACCATTAAAAAGCCACGGAGCAAGGCTAGTGTCTCTTTCCCATTCACATCTACCATTGACTCCAAGATACGCTTCAAACGGACCGTAGCAATTATAATTAGATTTCATGGGAACCGCCGCTGCTGACGGCGAAAACATAGCTGGGGCTAGAGACATTCCTTTCATTGAGCTTGCATGAGACGTCCTGAGCCATGCATGCAGGTTGACTTTTTGACCAGGGGTCAGCGAGCCACCCTCAATTCCTCCCCATATTAATTGAAGTAAAGCGTAGTGCAGTCCTTCTACCACTCCACTTGCGGCGACTGCCGGTCTCATTTCGATTCCTGGGGTTTCTAAAAGGGCTATTGGTTGCGGTAAGCCGGGCCTGCAGTTATACATAAGCTCTTTAAAAGAAGCGCCAGTCCAGACTCTGGTGCCATCAGGAGAAAACCATGTTCCTGAAATATTATTAAAGTTTAATTGATTTTGAACAGATAAAACATTTTCATTTGCTCTTATATGTCGCTCGTCCCAATAGAAAACAGGCCCGCATCTACCATCGTCAACTTTAAATATTTGTAGAACTGGACTATTCCACGGTATACCCAATATTCCTTGCGGGTGATATGGGTTATTCATGTATCCAGCGTCTGTTCTTTCCCAATTTGTATTTGGCTCTGGCTCAACTCCTCCATTACAACAGTAAACTTCGGGAACATCAACCACAAACTGTTTTCCATAATATTGACCAAATCCTGTAACATACTGATGTATTTGTTGCAACAACTCTTGCTTTAAATCTTTTGCTCGTGCAGCCGCCCAAGTAGCAGATAGCCAGTTTGAAGCGTTGATATTGAGGCCCAAATTCAATATTAGGCTAACCGATGCCGCGAGAAAGGGGGTGTTTGCGGCGTTCGGCATAGGTAGCCCAAGCATCGGAAGAAGCATGGGTTTAAAATAAGTAATAAACATATACCAAGAGTCAAAGCCAGCTAAAGCTGCTCTTAGCTCAAGAACGCTAATGTTATAAGTTCCTCCGACCAAAAACCCCCAAGGTTGATTTGCAACACAGGTAGTGAAGTTTTCTCCGTCGCCTCTACCATAAGAAACAACGCCTTGACCTGCGTATGGTCCACAGGCGTGCTTTCCCCAGTACGTATGCAGATTATTTTTTATTTGGTCAAAATTACCGCCAGCATTGTCGTTCTGCCAACTTTGCCATATTTCGTGTCTATATTCTCCTTGAACCGCAGACTGTGACACAACATCAGAAAACTCTAGTCCTGCAGACCATTTCATAACGTTGTGCGCACAATTTCCATCAGTAGCGTTTGCTTTTTGATACGCAACCCCAATTTGATAGCTTGCGCCAGCATTTATTCTTTGCGCCCTTAATAATCCGGAAGCCGCTGGGTTAATGTCAAAATTGTTATACCTAACCCTTATGATGGCCGTTGCTTGACCTGTCCTGTCCGGCAAAAGGTCTATATATATCCTTCCTCCTGAAGCTCTTGCAGCACGGCTTATAGCCTCCATGCACGTTGTAGAATCTCCGTTGAACCTTAAATTGTCAGGACCAATTCCAGACTCTAAATAAAGCTTGTAAGAAAAAGGCCTGCCTCTCTTATCGTATCTAAACCAGAAAAATCTTTGATATAAAACGCCAAGAGAATTTCTTCTAAAATAAAGAGCCCTCTTTATCATCTGCCAAGTAACGCCAACATCATTGCACCAAGAAGGCACTCCATTAATGTATGGAACGTTTATCATATTGTTTATTTTTGATGCTTGGATTCCAAATCTAGAGAAAAATATTGGGGAATCGTCTGCGTTCTGAAGAACTAGAGTAGAGCTGTCTAGAACTATAGATGGGCTTCTAAGCCTTACGGATATTGTTGACCCTCCTGGGCCCCTATTCCTTTCCCAGTTATACAAAAGACCGCCGTAAACAAAACCATCATATATGAAAAATAAAGGAGTTCCGATGGGCTGGGGAACAAATCTGTCTGCCCCGTAAGTTATTCCGCTCCTCCACGTTCTGCTTCCGTTGCTGTTAGTAACATATCCGTGAATAACCTTTGGCGTAGTTGTGCATTTATCTTCTACTAACTGCACTGTGACTTCAGTGTTGTCTGCGCCAAAGCCAAGGCCAGAGTTAAAGCTCATGACGCTAGCGCCCATAAATCTAGTTTGCCTAAAAGCCATTTTTATTCCTTTTTATCCGAACTGTACTGTAGTACATCCTGTTTGATATGTATACGTTGTTGATAGATTGTATTTTCCAGAAGTGGAATCAAAAGACTCTTGTTGGTCTGACACTATCATCAAAGTGTTATTTTCATTGTTAGGGTGACAAGGATGGTTTGTTGGAAGAGTTATTCTTCTCGCTCCCTTGGCGATGCTGTCTGTCGCCAAGGGTCTTTGAAATATTACCACGTTAGTAACATCCTCTCCATTCCAGGATGTGGGTTTTGGAACAACTCTTTGATTTTTCATTAAAATGTCTACTGTTACAGTAACAGAGGCAAGTTCCTTTGTATTCATATTCTGTAAAATTGGACCCGAAACCCTTCCAGGAACCTCTAATATTGCATATTTGCTAACGGCTTTTTTGTCTTGGGATGAATAAGTTTCAGTTTTACTTCCAGAAATAAATTGAGGTCTATTGTTAAAAAGATATGAATAGGATATGCTGCCATTAGCTACGTTTTGACTAACTGTTTTAGATATGTGTTCTGGCTTTAACTTTGTGCCCAAGGAATCTTCATAGGCCGATGAAATATATTCGTCAGAGAAGCACCTTTTCGCATACTCATATATAGTGAAAGTGCTCACTCCCGGACCTCCACCTCCTGGAGTTTCTTCATAGACATCCTCAAAATATGCTTTAGCTGCGGCAAATGCGGACTCTGTAACATTATCATAATCAGCATCACTTCGTTCTCCTATCGTGCAGCTTTTTCTAGTCTCAAGACCTGTAATAGTTCCGGCAACATTCACTGTAACGAGGCCCGTATTTCTGTCATAACTCAAGTCAACATTGCAGTCATCAAAAACATTATGGTTGGTTTCTGAATCCGTTTTTGCCATTACCCAGTTTTCTGTAACGCTGTATGTTCCATTAGAGTAGTCTGCATTTTTGCTTCTAACGTGATTATACAATTTATAATTATCATAATCACCAGATGGACCTGTTCCAAAACCAAATATATCTTCAAAATTCTTGCTGTACGCAGGGCTATTTACAGAAGGTAGCCCAACTTGACCGTCGACCCAAAGCTTAGCGTTTTCCCAAGGCTTTCTAATTAAGCCGTTTCCGTCATAAGCATTTTTGCCGGTAGCGGTAATCGTATGCGTAATATTATATACTTGGGTTTGCCTGTGGTCTATGTTATGGTTTGCGCCATCACAAGTGCTTGGATTTGAGCCGTAAGTATGAGGAATCATTTCCCCTTTTCTGTTTCCTGCAAAATCTATTTGCCAATTTTCATCAGCAGCGGAGAGGTATATGGGCTTCCCAGCATTTACAGCCGTTCCAGGCTCATTGAAAAATTGTCCAGACTCATGAACCTTTACTTCGTCAGAATTCTTAAAGTCCTCTCGTCCATATCCTGTTTCTCCTCTAGAGGTCTCATCAACAACACCAATAACTTCATCTAGCTCAAGTGTTATGCTAAATGGTAATGTCTGAACATATTGATTAGATGGGAAGTCAATGGATGTGATGCGTGGATAACCCGAAATAGCCGGATACACAGCGCCTCCGCCGCTATTCTCAAGCCAACTGCTTATCTCAAGAAGCTTACCGTCTGTAGAAAACAAATCTCTAAGAGCTTCGGTTTTCTTCATAAAAGAATGCTGAAGCTTGTCTATGTCTATATCGTTTTCATCATCTGGAGGGGTATAATTTGCATCATCGGCAAACACGCCCTTACTGTTAGGAGAACCCTTCTGAGGAATTAGAGTTCCGTCTAGGGTTATATTATATGTAGCGCCAACTTTTTGTCCATCAGACGTTCTGATATAAGTTTTGCTTATTCCTAAAAATGGCGCGGGAACTATATATTTCCCATCATATGAAATTGGCATTTTTTAAGTCCTATAATTAAGATTTCTATATTAATATACACCACTTATAACAATAGGTCTTCTTCGTTATACCCAGTGTGTTCTGGTGGTCCAGGTATATAAAGGCTCATAAAACTCTCAGATATAACAGAGTATAGCGAGTTTTTATAAACAGTATTGAAAACGCTTTCCATTGCAGATTTTGAACATATTTGGTTAGAGAACATTATTTCGTCTATGGCCCATGAATCCCCATAGGTTTCCCCGAGGAATCCTGTAGAGGAGCCGCCAAGCCCATGCTCGTTATATCCAAGCATCAAGTTTTTAGTTGTGGAACTTTGCAGGTTTCCTTGCCATTTTTGACTTAAAACAGTAGATGCGTCTGAAACATTAATGAAAAGCTGTGACTGAGAAGAAAAGATGGGCGCCTTGACGTATCTAAAGTATGAACGTTTATCTTCCGCGTTTATCCAATACATGACAAAATACCATTTTCCTGTTTCAGGAGAAAATCCTTCTAACTCTATTGTGTTCTGGCGAGAACCGTCATCAACATTTGCATAGAAAACTATGTCAGTATGCTCGCTGCTATTTGTTTTAAATATTCCCCAGTCTCCATTAATTCCGCTTATTGAAGGATTAGTGTTGTTCAAAGAAGATTTTGTAATTATACCCTCCGGTATCGCGTCTGCTGGAGGGGATGATGTGTATTCAGATATGCGTTTAATCCAAAAGGAAACAGCTATTCCTTCGCCCGAGCTATCAAAGAAGTAGTTTGAAACAGCAGTGTCCGTAGCACATGCGGAGGAAAAAGTTATAGCGTTTTGCCCCCCCATATAGCCATGGTTGCGGCAGTAAAAACTTACTGTGCCAAAGTCTTCTGTAACAGTAATTACTATAGGGCCATAATAGAAGTCATATTCTGCATCGTTGTCTGAACCGGTTACAGACATGGTAGACTTGTAGGCTACATCACCAGTATACTGTATATTGGCATTACCGTAATTAAGTATGGCTATTGGGTGTGAGGCATTATTGTTTACTAGGGTGTATGTCCCTACGCCTAATCCATACTGAAGGGAACTATCATAGCTTGAGCCATCATTGAAAACAAGTTTGTTCCCGGCAGAATCAATGACATTGACTACAGAAGTTGTTGATAAGCATTCTATGTTGGAAGCGACAGGATTGCTGTCGAAAGGAATAGAAGCTAAATTTGGGTTTGATGATGTAGAGCCGTTTGGAAACAAGATGGCTTTGTTGCCTTGAGCTCTATCTTGTGTGTATGCCATGGTTCCAGAAACAGACCAATTGGTGGAGGAGGAAGAGCTGTCATTTAAATTGTCTTCAAGTAAATATTTTGGTTTTACTGCGGAGCTATCCTCTGTGTTTGGAGAGAGGAATCCAAAACACTTAGATTCTCCAGGAAGATATAATGTTGGGTTGTATCCATTGAAGGGTATGGACGGCTCGTCTACAATATCCTGTATATCAGGGCATATACCTAAGTCTCCTCTGCAACCGCCTATTATTAGGTCTGAAGAAAGGGTTGCTCCTTTTGCAACGGTAAACAAAGTCTGAAGACCCGACCTATTAAATATGTCAATTTTTCCAGAAACATATAACTTAGCTGTACTCTCGGTAGGTATGCTATTAATATATAACGGCATAGTATTCGTGACTTCAACTGGACCGCCCGTAATAAGAGGCATGGTGTCAGTACCAATGCCTTGCGTTTTTGTGAAAAGCCTCATAATGTTAAAAGTCAAATTTCCTCCTCCCGGATGACCAGAGACAAACAGGCTTCTAATAGCCTCGCTCTCTTTCTCTGCCGGAATAAAGAGGGTGGCATGTATGCTAGGGGGACTTATCCATTCAAACGGACCCATATCAACTAGGTTATTAAAGATTCTGGGAGAATTTGTTATATCTTTTGCGGGTGTAGATATATTATCTAGCCCAGCGTCAATACCGTCAGAGTCATTTTTTAATCTAAAGTTGGCTAAAGCTAGCTCGTTTATGTCGTTGCTTCGAACCGGATTTACCCAAATATCCTGTGATAACCTTTGGGTTAAATGTGTAGCGAGGTTATCTCCGTTTGCAAGAGCGCTAGCGTCACTGGACATATTATTGGTTGTTGTAATTGTACCGGTGCCGCCGGAAGAGAAAATATAATCTTGACCTTCGGCGTCAGCCGCTATGCAATTTTGTATAAGAACCGTTCCCCCTCCAGTGTCACCAGGAACAGACGTATTATAAACAGAAAATCCACTTCCAAGCTGGTCGTAAGAAGCGCAATTAACGCAAGAAACTCCAACAATTGCTCCTCCTTGCATATTGCTTCCGCCAAGCTTAAAACCCCAGTCTGGTCCAGAATTTTCATTTTGCGTTAAATTTCCAATAGAAAGACAATTTGTAAATATATTCCCATCGCTGCTTATCGTACTGTTCTCAGCACAACATTCAAAAGATACGGCTTCTCCTGCAGCAGCCATGCATGAGTCTACCTGAACATTTGATGCGACGTTAGTGTCTATCTTAATAGTAGATGTGGTTGCAATTTGTTCTAATCTAAAAAAACTAACACCTAGATTAACAACCCCTGGTTCAAATCCTCCAATCAAGACAGCACGGCTCAACTCTCCCTCATGCCTTGAGTTTTCAGACGCATAAAGCCTTGGATAATTATTTACGTCCGGTGTCGAAGCCCAATCAGAAACATTTAGCGTGCCGAAGCTTTGAAATGAGCTGGAGGTGTATTTGCGAACTTCTGCCCATTGTGATGCGTGAGTCTGGTCTCCGGCATAATCTTCCCAAGATTGATATGATGTAAAGTCTTGAGCGACACCATCAATTGGAAGTCCTATTGTGCTTATTTGTAGTCTTGAATCTCTGTAGTTTGGTATTCCATCACCATCGTCATCACCTATTCCTTCAGAAGAATCAAGAAGAGAATCTCCATCGCTATCCGTGTCTAAATAGTCTGGAGTTCCATCCCCATCCGTGTCAATAGGAAGCCCTGTTTGTGGGTCTATTATACCCTCTATAGAATCTGGTATTGTATCATTGTCACTGTCAGGGTCTAGCCTATTTGGTATTCCGTCGCCATCAGTGTCTGCTGAACCCTCTATTGCGTCTGGTATTCCGTCGTTGTCACTGTCTGTGTCTAAATAATCCGGAACGCCATCCTCATCGGTGTCTGTCAAGCCTTCATCTAAATCTGATATTGTGTCGTTATCACTGTCTGTGTCTAAATAGTCAGGTGTTCCGTCCTGGTCTGTATCTCCACCGCCTTCAACTGAATCGGGTATTCCGTCTTGGTCGCTGTCATGAGGACCGCCATCTCCAAGTCCTGGGTCATCATTTCCTCCGCCTCCACCTCTTGCTTCTGATATCAAAAATGCAGATTCATGTATTAGGGGGATTGTATTTGCTTCTTCTGTTGTGTCCGAGCTTTGAGACCAAGTGATTGCGGGAAATTCCCCAGAAGATATTTTTGATTGTAATGTTGTTGGCGGAGATGTTGGTCCGGTGAAAAATACAGACAATCCAAAGCCATACGCGTTTCCTTCATTAGTCCCATCGTAATGCCTACCGCTTGAACCCCATTTATTAAATATTGTGTTTTCACTGTAAACAGGATTTCCATCCGAATCATGCTCTACGTACTCTTGTATATTATAATAATTTGCTTGCGGTGCAGCGCCAATGGAGGTGATAAAAATCCTATCATCCATATCGTACGGAACCTTCCATGTTAGAGTTCCGTGGCAGGCAAGTTTAAATTTGTATTCTTCGTAACTTTCTTGGCTTGTTCCTCCATGCGGTGGAGGGTCCATAGCAGCAAACTCTTCGTAAGACATAAAAGGCGCAACTTGATATGTCATTCCTTCAGTAATTAAGTTGTCTGGATTATATCCGTATACTATTACTTGCCCCAACAAATTAGGCTGTACGGCGTAGCTGCCCACATCCGGTCCAGCGCCTGGATTAGTATGCGTGGGTTGTTCTAGAGAGGCGGATGTTTTTTGGAATGCTATTAGTTTTTGAGAATGAGTTCTTCCTGGCTGTAATTTTGAAATGTCAAGAGCGCTCGAATTAAGAGGGTCTATATTCTCATTTGGAGGATATTTAAGTCTTCCTATTCTTGGGTCCAAAGAAAATGGGCTTGGGTCCGTTCCAAACTGGCCAAACGATGCTTGCCCTTGAGTGGGATACACGCTATTTTTTATGCTCTCATACTCAGGTAGTAAGTAGCAAGGACCACCTCCATAAAGAAAATGAAAAACATACACGCCTCCCCTCTTTAAACAAAGAGAACCTTGTTGCCATGAATGAGCTGGAAACCTTTCCATTTGTGGAGAAAAATTAGGATACCCGTGTA